TTTTATCATTCATGTTATCCTTTATTGTAACAACTCCGTCAGTAACCTTTGCCATGCCTTTAGCTACTTCCATAGCATCATTATAATCGTTATAACTTTCTACCTTAGTTCCCTCTGTTGTTCTTATTGTTACCATGTATCTTCTCATCCTTGTACACCTTAGCCTTGCCGGTTTCCTTTCCTTTATCTTATGTATACATTATAGTATTTTTTGTCTAATTTGTCAATAGTTTTTTTATAATAAATTTTTGTTTTTTATATTAAATTTCTGTCTTTTGCAAAAAACAAAACTTTTGCTTTGCATCGCGAAAAACAAAAATTGTGCAAAAACGCAGATTAGCAGTTAGACATACTTACCCTCAGTTAGACTTGCTTAACCCTGGTTAAACTACCTTACCTACAGCTAAGTATGCCTAACCCAAGTTAGGCTTCTCTAACTGTAGTTAACTGTGCTTAACTGCTATTAGCAGTGACTAACAGCTATTAGCCAAACCGAACCGAAAAATCTGCAACCCTGTGCAGAACTAAATCCCGGCGCGCTGTGACCAACACCGCGCCGAGCAGCCATGTGAGTTGTTTCACATCATAAGTAAAACTTTTATCTAAATAAAAGAAAAGTTTTATATCAATTAATTTGATTCACAAAACTTTTCTTCTTTTATCAATTTACATTTGTTATTTGTATTATTATTTGATGTGTATTTGATTGAAACAATCAAAACAAATCTATTGTTCAATCAATTATGTGTTGCTCATATTTTGCTCCCCGTACAAAAGGTATTGCCCTCGTTCAAATAATCATCGAGGTCCGCAATGTACCTTTTAAAAATTTCTGGTTGACCTGACCGGGGGGTAGGGTTTTGGGATAAAAATTTTTTTAATTCACAAAAGTCGTATTGGCACGTCCAAACCCAGAGAAAATAAACTTAAAAACCGAATAACGAAAATTATATTTTCCCGACCTAACACGGAGTGCTAATAATATTTTTTCTCTAAATTTCCATCTATATGTTTTCTATCTTCCCCAAAATTAGCTTTTTCTAAATCTCCATCTAAAATAGTTCCTTTTATATACTCATGTAAATAAATTACTCTAATATCAAAATCTGTTCCCATAAACATATTCATAATAATATCTTTTACATCTTGCCAAGTAAAACCTGCAGCATCCCGTGGAGTACTAATTCTAGGTAAAGCAATTTTCATAATATTTTGTTCTTCTGCAATTTCTTTCATGTGCGCGAGTGCTAACTCTACATTGCGGAGAGTCGGTAATTCATATTGCTTGTTTTTAACCACTAAATTAAAAATATGATTATTATTACTTAATATACAATAACCTTTTCCATTCCAAGTTAAAATATGATGTTGTTTTATGTCATCGCGGACTGAGTATCTTTTTTGAAAGAACTTACTTAGTCCCACGTCAAAGCGGCTGCTCGCGCCTATCCAATGCGCAAGAGCATAATCATTTTCATAATCAAATAAATTTCCTGGTGTTTCATTTATTTGACCTCCCGCAATCCTATGTTGTGGCTGTTCCTCTTGTTTTAATTGATTTTCTATATATTTACTATACATCTAAATGTACCTCTTTTATTTTCTTATGATAATTATATCAAAATTTTTTATTTTTGTCAAAACTGTTTAAAGCAGTTGACAAGATGAAAAATTTTTGGTATAATATGTATATAGAGTTCAGAAAGGAGTTCTTAATGAAAGAAAATAAAAACACAGCGGGCGCGCCTCAACAAGATTATATCAAATTAGATTATACTTTAGAGACACCTGAAGAAAGAAATGAACTTGTTAAGAAGATTATTGAAAATACTCCTCCAGAAAAACTCACTAAAAGATATTTAGAAGCGATGGGTAAATACATAGTATCAGCATTTAAGAAAGATATATCAGAACACAGAATTTTAACAGATAGTAGATGGAATAGTACAATTAAAGTAAGAGAAGTAAGTTTAGAAGGATTATCAGCTTCTTTTGAAAGTAAATATAGTGATGGCGGGAAAAACAGTTCAGCAGAAGATTATATCTATAACCTAGTAATTGAAAATGATAAAAATGTAATTCTTACTCCAAAGAGAAAAATTACAGAAGAAGAAATTAAATCAAACCCAGAATTAAAAAAGATTCATGATGAAATTCTTCGATTAGAAAATCAGGTATTTCCTCTCGCACAGGGAAAACAAAAGTATTCAGTAAAAGAAAATATTAAAACTTTATGGAAAGACATGTATGTCGTGTTTGCGGCGGACAAAAAATTTATCAATTGTGTTAACAGTATTAAAACAGCAAACAAATTAGATATATATGAAAATATAACAATTGATAAAGATGGCGGGTTGCATGTCGATGCTAACATTAGCCTTCTTGTGCCTAAACACGTAAGCGCGCTCTTATGCAGTTATTCAAAGCTTAAAGAAAATGCCTATGGTCAATTTACATCAGATATTTATTATACAATGATGGCTCTTGATGAATTAGTTGAAGAAGCTTTAGAAGATTATCCTCTTTATAAAGATTTACTAATCTATAAGATTGATGGATTACAAAATATAGAAATTCAAAAGAAACTTGAAGAAGATCATGGTATTAAATATTCAGTTGAATATATTTCATCCTTATGGAGAAATAAAATTCCTAAACTTATTGCGGAAACAGCTGAAAAAAGATGGTTAGTTTGGCATTACACTGAAGAAGAGAGCGGGCAGTGGAAAAAGTGTAGCAGATGTGGGCAAATTAAATTAGCTCATCCTAAATTCTTTTCAAAAAATAAAAGCAGCAAAGACGGATATTATAGTATTTGCAAATGTTGTAGAAATAAAAAGAAATGAGGTGACTAAATGGCAACAGCCACAAAGAAAAAATGTACTTGTTCACGCTGCAAAAAGACTATGTCTGATATAAAATTCTATACACATAAAGATGGTTCAAAAGATGATATGTGTAAAGATTGTTTATGTGCTCATGTAAATAACTTTGAACCTGATACATTCTTATGGATATTAAAAAGAATGGATGTCCCATATATTCCTTCAGAATGGAATGTATTGCGGGACCGCAAGTATCAGGAGGACCCAAACAAGGGTACTGGCGGACCTGCGGTGATGGGTAAATATCTTGCTAAGATGAAATTAAAACAGTGGTATGATAAAGAAACTGGAAAACCTTATACTTGGGAAGATTCAGAAAGATTGCAGGCTGAATATAGTCAAGAACCAGAATTAACAGAAGAACAAAAGGCAGAAGAAGAAGCTCATGAACAAGAGATAAAAGATATGTATGAAAAAGGTGAGATTTCTGAAGCTGAATATAAAACTTTAACATCCACAGAATCTCAATTTAAAGATGCGGCGACCCTGTTCCCAGGAGCATCGGACATCAGTAATGCAGATGGAGGGTTCGACTTCGACTCTCAGTACATGTCTGAAGATGAATTACCAGACCCTGCTGCAGGACTTACAACAGAAGATAAGATTTATCTTGCTATGAAATGGGGTAGGTTATATAAACCAAACGAGTGGGTTATACTTGAACAGAAATATACAGAGATGATGAACTCATTTGATATTCAAGATGCGGATAGTAGAAATACACTTATTCTCTTGTGTAAAACTGATTTAAAAATGAATCAGGCTATTGACTGCGGAGATGTTGATGGTTATCAGAAATTATCAAGAGTAAGTGATAATTTAAGAAAGTCTGCAAAATTTACCGCAGCACAAAATAAAGATAAGGATAATGAACAAATTGATTGTGTTGGTGTATTAGTTGCAGTATGTGAACGTGAAGGTGGATTTATTCCAAATACATTGGTTGATGTAAATGAAGATATGATTGATGTAAGTATAAAAGACACTCAAAAATACTTACATAATCTTGTAACTAAAGACTTAGGTTTTGGTCAGCAGATTGAGAATTACTTAAAGAAAATACAATTAGAGCATGATAATATTGAAGCTATGGAAAACATGGAAGAAGAAGAATTAACAGATGAAAATATAGCAGAATATTACGAAAGAATAGAAGAAGAAAAAATAGAAGATTCTCAAATAACTCAAGAATCAAACGCTTATAATAGAAAGGATGAAGAATAATGGCTTTAGCTGATTTAATGGAACTTTCTATTAATAAGTCTTATCAGAAAATAGGTATTTCTGATGAAAGAGTTAAAGCTTGCCTTCCTGAACTCAGGAGGGCTATTGCTTTTTATAGAATGTATCCAGATTTATATATTGACTTTTGTAATTCTTGCGCGAGTGAGAAACAGAAAGTGCTTAAATTGTATACTTATCAAAGGATATTCTTGCGTCAAGCAATGCGTTATCGACACGTGTATGCAGTATTTCCACGTGCCTATTCTAAATCGTTTTTATCTGTCTTGGTTCTTATGTTAAGATGTATCTTTTATCCAGGATGCCACTTATTTGTTACTACTGGTGGTAAAGAACAAGCTACTGGAATAGTTAGAGAAAAAGCTGAAGAGCTTTGTAAACTTGTTCCAGGTCTTGCAAACGAAGTTAATTTTGACAGAGGTAAATCTAAATCTTCAAAAGAAGAATTTACTTTCTTATTTAAGAATGGTAGTATTCTTGATGTAATGGCATCTACACAACGTTCAAGAGGACGAAGAGCAACAGGTGGTCTTGTAGAAGAGGTTATTCTTGTTGATGGAACTATACTTAATGAAGTTATTATTCCTACTATGAACGTATCTAGATTGCTTCCTGATGGTAGTAGAAATGATGATGAAATTATTAATAAGAGTCAAATATATGTTACTACCGCGGGATGGAAAAATACATTTGCTTATGAAAAACTTATGATGATATTACTTGAACAGATTACTAAGAGCGAAAGTGCTTGCGTTATGGGTGGTACATGGCGCGTTCCGGTTGCAGAAGGATTACTTGCTAAAAACTTCGTTCAACAATTGAAGTTAGATGGAACTTATAACGATAGTTCATTTGGTCGAGAATATGAATCAGAATGGAGCGGGGATGCGGAAAATGCTTATTTCTCGTCAGAGATTTTTGACAAATACCGCATCTTAAATCAGCCAGAATATGAATTCAGTGGCAGAAGTAGCAAATCCGCATATTATGTAATTGGCGTCGACGTTGGTCGTAAGGGGTGTTCAACTGAAGCAGTTGTTATTAAATGTACGCCGCAACCGCAAGGAAATTCATTGAAGTCTATTGTTAATATTTATTCATGGGAAGAAGAACACTTTGAACAACAAGCTATTAATTTAAAGAAATTATATTTTAAATATAAAGCAAGAACACTTGCTATTGATGCGAATGGTCTTGGTATTGGTTTAATTGATTATATGATAAAAGCACAAATTGATCCAAAGACTGGAGAAACATTAGTTCCTTTCGGTGTAGATAATATAGATGAATATCCTGAATACAAGAAATATCGTACTCCTGAAACAGAGAAAGATGCTATGTATTTAATAAAAGCAAATGCGCCAATTAATACAGAAGCTCACTCTTATGTTCAAACACAATTATCAAGTGGTAAAGTTAAATTTTTAATAGATGAAGTAACTGCAAAATTAAAGCTTATGGAAACAAAATTAGGTCAGGGTATGACACCTGAAAAGAGAGCTGAGTATTTAATGCCATTTACATTAACTACTTCTTTAAGAGAACAGATGCTTAATCTTATTGAAGATAATGAGGGTGTTAATATTATTCTTAAGCAATCAAGTAAAACCACTCCTAAAGATAAATTCTCTGCTTTTGAATACGGTATGTTGTTTATTAAACGTGATGAAGAAAGACGTAAAAAGAGAAAAAATTTTAGCGTTTCTGACTTACTTCTTTTTAACTAAAAAATTTTTGGACATTTTAGATAAAAGTTATTAGATTAATTTATATATACTATATGAATCGGGAAAGGAAAAAATATGTAATGAGAGCTAGTAGAGGAGAAATTACAATAGAAGAAATTTTAACTGAAGCTGGATTAGATTTTCAAGAAGAGTATAGCTTTCCAGATTTATTATCTAATACAGGTCGTCCTCTTAGATTTGATTTTGCGGTCTTTGATGACGAAGGAGATATTGATTTCTTAATTGAGTATCAAGGAATTCAGCATTATAAGCCAAAAGAAAAATTTGGTGGTATGCAAGGGTTAAGAAAGCAACAATTTAATGATATGAAGAAACGTGAGTATTGTCGCAAGCATAAAATTAAATTAATAGCTATTCCTTATACAGATGAATTCTTACTTAGTTATGATTATATTATGAAGAAAGCTGGTTATTAAGGAGGATTATTGATGAGAATCAGAAGACATGATGGTAATACCTATGAGACTCGTAATTTAACTATGTTACCAGAATATGATAATCTTCCTATTGATCAAGAGTCGGGAACAATTGATTTTGCAAAGATAAAAGTTGGAATTAAACAGCTTGAAGACGCCGTAATAAGTTGTCCACTTAGAAAAATAAATCAAGATTATGGTGATAAAGAATATATTTTAAGATGTTTACAAAAACAAGATATTAAAACTTTAAAATCTATTTCTCAATTTTATTATAATGTAAGTGGTATTTATGCTAGATTATGTAGATATTTAGCTTATATGTATCGTTACGATTGGTACATTGTTCCATATGTTAGCGGCGGTGATACTTATCCAGCTGAATCTGATAAAGGTGATATTAGCGCAAATAATGTTGAAAAAATTATTACAAATTTCTTTAAGACAATGCGTTATTTAGACAATTTTAAAGCAAAGAAAACTTTAAAAGAAATTGCTTTAAAGATTGTTGTTGAAGGTTGTTATTATGGATATATAAAACATACACCAACAGGCCCAACTATTCAAGAATTACCTTCTGAATATTGTAGAAGTAGATTTAAGAAGGATAATCATGATGTTATTGAATTAAATATGAAATATTTTGATGATTATTATAAAGACCCTGCTTACCGTAGTAGAGTTTTAAAACTGTTTCCAGATGATATTCAAAAGGGATATAGGTTATATAAAAAGAAAAAGTTAAAGCCTGATTTTAATGGTGATACTGATGGTTGGTATTTACTTGATCCTGAATGTGGATTTAAACTTCATTTAAATGAAAATGATATACCTATTATGTTACCGGTTATACCAGCAATTATTGATTTGGATGAGGCGCAAGCGCTTGACCGCAAAAAGATGGCTCAAAGATTATTAAAGATTATTATTCAGAAAATGCCAATAGACAAGAATGGTGATTTAATATTTGACCCAGAAGAAACTCAACAGTTACATAATAATGCAGTTAGGATGTTATCAAGAGCAATAGGTGTTGATGTTTTAACTACATATGCGGATGTTGATGTTGCGGATATGGCTGACCATAATACAACTACTACAGTTGATGATTTGGAAAAAGTTGAGAGAACAGTATTTAACGAAGCTGGTATTTCTCAAATGCAATTCAATACTAATGGTAATATTGCCTTAGAAAAATCGATTGAGAATGATGCTGCTATGATGAGTACATTAACTGATCAATTTGAAGATTTAATGCAGCGATTGGTAGTAAACTTTAATAAGAGTCCAAAGAAAATTTACTATCAAGTTCAAATGTTACCAACAACTATTTATAATTATAAAGAGTTGTCAAAATTATATAAGGAGCAAACCCAAATGGGTTATTCAAAGATGCTTCCACAAATTGCACTTGGACTTTCACAAAGTTCAATTCTTGCAAACGCATTCTTTGAAAATGATTTGCTTAATCTTGTTACGGTATTTGTTCCACCACTTACGTCTAATACTATGAATGCAGATGCCCTCGCGCAGCAGCAAACTGGTAGACGTAATACAGGATTAAACGATGTTAGAAACACCACTGATGCTGGAGGTGAGGAAAAGCAAGTCGGCCGCCCAGAGAAAAGTGATGATGAAAAATCAACCAAAACTCTTCAAAACATTGAAAGCAAATCGTAAATATTTAAAAGGAGGATGAATTAGTGAATAATTATCAGTCTATTGCTACAATCAATGCACCTGAGTTCATTAACTTGCAACCTCTTGACATTAATCCTATGATGTCTAAATGTGAAATTAAAGTTTTATATTTAGGTGAAAATAGGAATGGAACAAGTATTGACAAGCAAGCTGCTTCAAGCATGGCGAAAACTTTACGTGGAGCACCTATTGTTGGTTACTATAAAGAAAATAATCAAGATTTCTTTGACCACGGTGAACAAGTTATTATGGATGGGGATGGAATTCATTTTAATACATTAACAAAACCGTATGGCTTTGTTTCTCCTGATGCTGAAGTATGGTTTCAAGAGTTTGAAGAGTTTGATGAAACTGGTGAATCTGTTACGAGAACATATCTTATGACTACTGGTTATTTATGGTCTGGTCAGTTTAAAGAGGCTCAACAGATTTTTAATGATGGCGGGAAACCGCAATCTATGGAACTTGATGAAAATTCTTTGCAAGGATTTTGGTCAAAAGGGGAAAATTCAGATTATGAATTTTTTATAATAAATGACGCAATATTTTCTAAATTATGTATATTAGGTGATGATGTAGAACCTTGTTTTGAAGGCGCATCTATAACTGCTCCTAATATCAGTAAGAATTTCACATTGGATGATACATTTAAGAGAACATTATACTCAATGATGAAAGAATTACAAGAAACTTTACAAGGAGGTAAATATACAGTGGCAGATGAAATGAAAAAGAAATCAGTTGATTCATCTACAGTTGTTGAAGAGCAGACTACTGTTGAAGTATCTGGACCTCAAGAAGGAACAACTGAAACGCCAGTAACTGAGACTCCAAGTTCAGATAATACTGAGACACCGGGAGCTGAAGAAACTCCTACAACTCCTGCAGAAACACCTGCGGTAGAGGATTCTAATGATAGTGGCGAAGCTGCTACAGAGGGCACTGAAGGTGGTGAATCTGGCGGAGAAGGTGGTTCCGAAGGTGGAGATGGTTCTACTGATTACGTAAAGAAAGACGATGAAGAAGATGCTAAAGAAAGTGATAAAGAAGATTCAGACAAAAAAGAAAATTCAGAAGATAAGAAAGATGATGATGATGAAAAGAAAAAGTATGCTCTGATCGTTACTGAATTAGAGGAACTTCAAAAGTCTTATACAGCCCTTCAAGAGGAGCATGAAAAAACTGTTGCTGAATTAGCTTCTTTCAAGGACTATAAACTTAATGTAGAAAATGAAAAGAAAGACGCTTTAATTGCAGAGTTTTATATGCTTTCTGATGAAGATAAGAAAGATGTTATTGACCATAAGACAGAGTATAGTTTAGATGAAATTAAATCTAAATTAGCTGTTTTATGTTATGATAAGAAAGTAAGTTATACAAAGGATGAAGAAGTTACTCCTGGTATGACAGTCAATATTAACACTTATTCTAATTCCGATATGCCAGATTGGCTACAGGAAGTAGATAAACGTATCTCACAACAATAAAATAAGGAGGAAAAGTCAAAATGGCTACAATCAAAAGAAAAGGTTTTGGTCAGGTTGAGCCTAATCATCTTTCAGCTCAGAGAACTGGACAGATTTACGCTCAATTAATCGCTGATAAGAATCTTAATATTATTGAGAACGGTATGTTCTTAAAATATGATTATCAAAACAGAAAAGCTGTTGCTAATGCTTCTGTTGCAGGTGAATGGCTTTTAGTTTATAATGAAGAAAAACTTTATGATCCTCGTAGACAGTCTCATAAGGATTTTGCTATGATAAAGACAGATTATGTCGATGGTGAAATGGTTCCTCGTCTTTTTAAGACAAATATAGGAGATATTTTCACAACAAATACACTTGAAGCTAACACATCTGATTCAGCAGTTACAACTGGTGTAACTGTCAATGAGGGGGACACTCTTGTTGTTGGAAGTACAGGTTATCTTGAAGTACTTGGAGCTAGTGCAACTGCAACTGCGCCTGCATTTAAGGTAGTTGCTATAACAACAATGCCTGATGCTGATACTGATTATCCGGCTGTTAAGTTACAACGTATATTATAATATAGGAGGATTAATACAATGTCATTAGAAAAGAAAAGTCTTATTACTTTAGCTAAGACAGTGGCAAAAGCTAATCCTCAAGCTGCTGTTGCTTATAGCTTTGGTGATAAAAATTATACTTATGCTCAATTAGATGAAACTCTTAGAGCAGAATTAAAAGAAATTGCTGGTACATATCAGCTTTACAGAGAGAATAAGAATATTCTCTTTGAACTTATTGAGGAAGTTGTAAATGAAGTTCTTCCTGCAAGAGTTATCGAGCAGTATGGTTCATTTGCAGATATCCGTGTATTCGGACAGGGCGAAAAGCCTGTATTCTCAGTTAAGACTTCACAGGCTTCTAAACAGAGAGCAAAGAAGTTCGTAACAAAGGTTGGACTTGCTGGTGTATATGAAGTGTTCAAACTTGATGGATATACCTTAGAAGTTCCTACAGAAGCATGGGGCGGAGCTGCTCAGATTGGTATCGAGGAATATCTTGATGGTAGAATCGATATGGCTGATGTAGTTGAGATTATCAATGATGGTCTTAATGAGTGCGTATTTAGAGAAATCGCAAAAGCTCTTAAGTCTGTTATCGCTCAGATTCAGCAGACAAATAAGAAAGCTAACAATTCATTTGTTCAGGCAGATATGGATGCACTTCTTCAGATTGCTGATGCATACGGAAAGGCTACTATCTACTGTACATTCGAGTTCGCTGCAACAATGGTTCCAGATAATAACTGGATTTCAAATGAGCAGAAGAACACAATGTGGAACACAGGTTACCTTGCAAACTATAAGGGACACAACGTTGTTATCCTTCCTAACTCATTTGAAGATACAAAGAACACTCAGAAAGTTATGGATCCTTCATATGCTTATATCATCCCAACAGGTGCTGATAAGCCTATCAAGATCGCTTTCGAAGGTGATGCACTCGTTAGAGAATGGGAAAACAGGGATTGGTCAAGAGAAATCCAGACTTATAAGAAATTTGGTGTTGGTAT